TGCCGCCAGTCGCAACTGAAACCTCATCAGCTGCACTGAAGTACAGACCAGTGTTCGTATCTGTGCCGCTGTAGAAACTTGGAGCGGATGCACTGCCAGCAGGGAACTTAACCTTGCCGTCTGCACTGATAACACCAGTAACGTCCAGCGTTGAATCAAGCGTTGCCGCTCCAGTAACGTCCAGCGTTCCAGGGACATCAACATTGCTGGTAAATTCAACACCCGTTCCAGCAACGTCGGTCTGCAGCAGTTGACGTGCAGTTCCGTTCGCCAGCTTGCTAACTGCAATCTCTGCACTGGCGCTGATGTCAGCATTGACGATCGTGCCGTCAGTGATCATCGTGCTGGTCACACTGCCCGTATCGCCAGTTGTCACCACCGTTCCAGTGACATCAGGCAGCGACAAAGTCCTGTCAGCCGTTGGGTCAACTACCGACAGCGTGGTTTCAAAGGCGTTATCTGTTGCACCCTCAAACGTGATGACAGCGTCTTCACCCAGCGACACCGTTCCAGTAAATGTCGGGCTAGCTGATCCAACCTTCTCAGTGTCAAGCTCTTCAATGGCAGACTGAACATTGGTCGCTGCAATGTTGCCTGCTGCCGTAAATTGAACGTTTGATGCCTGCTGAGCAGTCACCGTATCTGAAACGTCAATTTCCGTATGTACGCTGCCATTAGACAGCAAAAAGTCAGGTGGATTTAACGCAACTGTTGGCGCGGGTGATGTGCCGGTGCCGGCTTCACTAACAATGACGTAGTACCCCTTATTGGAATCAGAGGCAGCAGGCAGTGCCGAACCAACCTCATAGCCAACAGCGGTGCCCTCAGAAGTCACCGTAGCAACCAGGTTGGTGCTGGCGTCATACGTTCCAGCAAGCACAATCTCACCAACGCTGATGCCGATCGGCTGCCAAACGTTGCCGTCCCAAAGGAAATAATCACCCGTAATTGAGTTCAGATGGGTTTGACCAATAAATGCACCGCCAGCAGGAGTGGTTTCTGCAATCGTTGCTGTAGAACGATCGGCAAGTTTTTCTGCAGTGACCGCATCTGATGCGATGCGTGCAGTTGGCACAGTTCCGGTCGTAATCTTATCTGCATCAAGATCAGGAATATCAGCTGCAACCAGCGATTCCGTACCAGTGATGTGGCCTTCCGTGTCGAACGTGACCTTGGAAGCAGTGCCAGCAGTAACTGAGTTGTCGTGGTTAAGTTCACCCGCACCAGTGACACCAAGGCCAGAGCCAGGCTTGATGACACCAACAGTGGTTGATGTGGCGTTTGGAACGTCAGCAGCAACAATCGCTCGACCACTTGTAATCAGACCATTGGCGTCGTATTGAACGATATGGTTTTCAGAAGTCTCTGCCGTGACGGTGTTATCAATGGCGATCGTGTCGCTAGACATCGTTAGGCCATTGCCGTTAACGATCACACCACCTTTTGCGGTAGTGCTCGCAGTCGGAAGATCCGTTCCAATGATTGCCCTATAGCCAACCGTTCCACCAGCACCAGTAGGGCCAGCAAGGAATTGTGCAGCGGCAGTGGTGTCGTCCAGCGTTGCGCTGACAGTAACCGTATCGCCACTGGTAGAAGTGACGATATTGATCTCACCAGTGGTGCTGCCGTTGACAACGTTGATCGAACCAGCGCCCTTAACTGAATCCCAGGCAGATCCGTCCCAGATATAAATCTTGTCGTCATCTGTATCCAGCGCGATCTGACCCGTGAAATCGCCAGATGCAGGCAGCGTCGAAACCAACGTCACGCTGGAGTTATCAGCCAACTTGGCTGCCGTCACAGCCGAATCGTTGATTTTCGCAGTTTCGACCGCAGACGCTGCTAGTTCTGCTGTGTCGATCGCCCCAGCAGAAAACAGGATCTTGGCGCTTGGAATCGTGTTATCCGAAATCAGCGTGGTGCCATTTGCGATCAGGTCGCTGACCGTCAGCTTTTTAGTTTCACTCGCGCTGTCGTCAACAACAGCAACCACGTCTGCGGCAACCAGATCAGCCCCAGCCAGGCTGTTAAGGGCACTGATCTTAAGGTCAGCCATGAAACCCTACGCATGAACCACTATGGGCTCATCATAGAGCGGTCAGAACTACGGATCCAGCAGGATTGCGTCAGTTGTGCCTTGATCCAGCAAGAGTTCGCTGTCGTCTTCTTGCAGCATCTTGCTTTCAGTCTCAAGATCCATTCGCAACTGAATTGACCCAGTAGTAATAAAATCAGCCTGCACCTGCACAGTGTTGTCTGGCGCAAACTGCACAGCGCAACCAGTCAGCACGCCAGTGAACTCATAAAAAACCTCATCGTTAGCGTTGGCAGCTACACCGCCAGGATTGTGAGTTGTGCGCTTGATATAAAAACGAGCCTTGAACTGGCTGCCAACTCGTGTCCGCAACGACAGCTCAATTAAATAATTTGGCAGCTCGTTAGCAGTGTTGCCGGTGTACTCCCAAAACGCAGACATCCGACCCGAGCCAGACATCAACGTGCTAATCCTGTTGCGAAACTCGTCAGAAAGCGTGGTGGTGTCTACGGTTTCGCGCTCAGTGTTTAACTCATAGCCGTTGACTTGAGCCAACACCTTGTATTTTGCATTCTCAACCTTGACACTGATGGGCAGGTCATTTGCAGGTGTTGCAAGAGCAGTTGCGTTCGTCGTTCCACCATTAACCGCATGGGCGAACGAGTCGTAAAGCCTGATGCCGTCTAGCTCATCGACATGGATAAACTTTTTGACGCTGGTCTTGGTGTAGCTGTCGATAAAATCAAGCGCCGTTCCATCAGTGCTGGTGATTTCAACCTGATCACCGCTCAACAGCTGGCCATGCTCGAAATCGAAGCTAAAACGCTTCTTTGTTGCGTTGACATCTGATGGATTGATGGTGGAGCGCAAATCACCGCCATCAAACTGCCGTTGCAGCTCTACTTGACCATAAGTGCCAAGGTAAACACTCATGAGATCGTGACCGTAGACAGTGCTCCGGTGCCCTGGAACGCAATCTCAGCTCGCACAATGTCGCCAGTCGCCGCTCCAATCGAAGCACTGGTCACATAAGCCGTCAGCTTGATGTCGTTGTTATCCGTTCCATCAACCCAACGGAAGGTCAGCTCAACGGTGTCGGAGCTGCTAACGCCGGTTGTGCCGGTCTTGTAAAGCTTGTTCAGTAGATCGGTTGTGTTGATAGCGTTGTTGTCGTCCTTGTAATACAGCAACGTGGCGCTGCCGCTATAGCCCGAGATGCCAGGCGTATAGCTGCGAATGTTTTCGCTCAAAGTGGTGGTTTCGAGCGTTTCAAGATTGGCAGACAGCGAAAAGTTCACGACTTTGGCAAGGGTCGTTCCAGCAAGCTGCATCACGCCATCTCTGCCGGAGTAAACCTTTGCCATCACGCCACCGCTCGCAATGACACTGTAACGCTGCTAATACCCGGACGCACTGCCTGTACTTGTGGCTCAGCGTCATAACGCCACTTCGTCCCTGATGGAGCGTCCAAAGCTGATGCCGCTCCAGACCAGCCTTCAAATACTTCCGAAGGCAAGGCGAAAGTGCGAAACGTACCGAGCTGAGCGCTGTAATCGTTCAAGAATGATTCAGCATTGGCATCTGTGACGTTGGCATAAGACAAGCTCAACGTGGCATTGACGCGGCGTGAGCCATACAGGATCCGCACCTCTGCCCCAGATTGCGAATTGAACCGCTGGCTTGGAAAGTCTCCTGGCGTGAACTGACGGCCTGTTGGCGTCAACGACGGAAAAGCCATCACTCAAGCACCGTAAAGTTGGATTCGGTCAGCACGTCCTTAGCCACGATGCTAACGCCAGACGCATCCGTGGGCACCTCAACAGCACTGATGGACACCAGGCCATCCTCTTCCAAATTCAAAGATTCGATCTGGTAAACGCTGTAGTCCGTGCTGCCGCCCAGCAACGTAAACAATGAGCCGTGATACTGAGAATCACTGACTGCGTTGTCAGCAATAGTGATCGTGGTTTCAGTCACCTCTTGAGTTGTTGGGTTATAGACCAAGGCTTCATAGTCGCCGTCTTCGACAGTCGTAATGCTGACCAACGTTCCAGCGTCAGTAATCGAACCGTTTGCAGTTGAACTGTAGGTGCTTGCTTCTGTAATCACCCGGATATAAGAGCCAGGCTGAACACCCAAAGCGTCAGGCACTGTTTTGAAGCTCACAGTCTTGGTGATGCGACGACGCACGCTCAACAGGAAACGAG